TAGGAATGGAATAATGAAGAAATATGTATGCGAAGGTTGTGGGCATATACATGACGGCGAGTTATCAGAATTACCGGATGGTTGTCCTGTATGTGGAGCTGATGTAGATCAATTTACAGACTTTTGATTTGGTAATATAATATTTAGGAAGAAATAAAATGGATTTAGAAAAACTTAGAAAACAACTAGAAATAGATGAGGGAGTTGAGTATGAGATTTACAAAGATCATCTTGGCTATCTTACTTTTGGCGTCGGTCATTTGGTACTTGAGTTTGATTCCGAATACGGACAAGAAGTTGGTACTTCCGTCAGTGAGTCCAGAGTTATTGAGGCCTTCGAATCGGATTGCGAAAACGTCCTGCGAGACTGCTCTATCCTATACGAAGACTTTGATGATTTGCCAGAAGAGGTTCAGCAAGTAATTGCTAACATGATGTTCAATATGGGCCGCCCTCGTTTGAGCAACTTCAAGGGTATGAAACGTGGTGTGGATGCGCGTGATTGGAATGCAGCTGCAGATGAAATGGTCGATAGCGGTTGGTATCGGCAAGTGACCAATAGAGCAGAACGACTAGTGAAAAGAATGCGAGCAGTATGAGCGACGATCCAGAGCTTTTAAATTATTATACTCAAAGGCAATGGGATCGTATTGTGGGTTGGGGAGATGTTCCTGATGAATATTCTCTACTTGAATATCTAAAGAAAACTAAAGAAACAGAAAACAGTGAAATTGGATTATGAAAATAAAAACAGAATATGTTTGGTTAGATGGTTGTAAGCCTGAATCGAAATTAAGAAGTAAAGTTAAAGTAGATGATTATGATGATTATTGTGAATATGAACCTATTATGTGGGCATTTGATGGCAGTTCTACAGAGCAGGCAAGTGGAGATAAATCTGATTGTTTGTTAAAACCAGTTAGGGTATATGAAAATTCATTGGATTGGGCCCAAACATCCTTTTCATCTGTGCTATGGAAACAATATTTAGTTTTATGTGAAGTACTAAATGCTGATGGTACTCCACATGAAAGTAATGCTCGTAGCAAATTTAAAGATGATAATGATTGGTGGTTTGGTTTTGAACAGGAATATGTCTTAGAAAATGGTAATGGTAAACCTTTAGGATTTCCTAACACTGGATATCCAAAACCTCAAGGAGATTTTTATTGTGGTTCAGGCTCTGCTAATGTTGCAGGCAGAAAGGTGAGTGAAGAACATTTAGAACATTGTTTAAATGCTGGAATCAATCTCACTGGTACAAATGCAGAGGTTATGCTTGGCCAATGGGAGTATCAATGTTTAGGTAAAGGTGCAAAAAAAGCAGCTGATGATCTTTGGATGAGTCGTTACATTATGCAACGGTTAACAGAAAAACATAATGTAAGTGTTAATTGGCACCCTAAACCAATTTCTGGTGATTGGAATGGTAGCGGTATGCACACCAATTTTTCAAATAAAGAAATGAGAGAATTTGGAAGAAAAGAAATCTTTACTGATGTTTGTTTACGATTAGAAGAAACTCATAATAAACATATTCTTGAATATGGTTCTGATAATGATAAACGATTAACAGGTTTGCATGAGACACAACACATCGATACTTTTAGTTACGGCATAAGTGATCGTGGTGCAAGTATAAGAATACCTGTATCGACGGTAAACGATGGATGGAAGGGATACTTAGAAGATCGTAGGCCCGCATCTAATGCCGATCCGTATAAAATTGTGAAAGCACTAACAGAGACTTTAAATTAAATGTTTAAACATGTACCAGTGGAGTTGCCCACTATAACTGCAACAACAACAGGCGGTGTACGTCTATACGAGACACCAGAGGGTAACAAGTACCCATCAATCACAACCGTTCTATCGGTTAGAAGCAAAACGGGATTGATGGAGTGGCGTAAACGTGTTGGTAATGAAGTTGCCAATCACATAGCAAGAACAGCTGCAGCCCGTGGTACAAAGGTCCACCATATGTGTGAGGATTACCTCAATAATATGAGGTACAATTTTCCTGATAAATTTAAAGAACATAGAAAGAATTTTCTACCATATTGCCTCTTCAGCCAGTTAAAAGAAAAGGTATTATGTAATATAAATAACATATATGCACAAGAAGCAGGACTATATAGTGATAAATATAGAGTAGCGGGTAGGGTTGACTGTATTGCAGAGTACAATGGTGTACCGTCTATTATAGACTTCAAGACATCAACCAAAGAGCGCAAGGATGAATGGAATGAGAGTTATTACATTCAAGGTTCTGCATATGCAGAGATGTTCGGGGAACGAACAGGTATGGAAATTTCTCAAGTAGTTATTTTAGTGGTAACAGAGGATGGAACCGTTCAAGAATTTATTAAAGAAAAATATGATTACCTAGATGCTCTAGTACAAACCGTTACGGAATGGGGTAAAAAAAATGTTCAATGAATTAGCGAAAGGTGCTATAATTGCTGTATTTGCGACATTAATGTCGCCACAGATATCAGCTGCACAGACTGAAACAGAAGCACCTGTAAAGAAAATCACAGAGATGCTTTATCCAACAGTTATGGTTGATCTTTCTAATGAAAGAGGTTCAGGCACTGTTATTTTTAGTGGAGTAAGAAAACATGAATCTTGGAAGGATGAAAAGGTCTGGACTCTTGTTTTAACTAATCACCATGTCATTACCAAGGCAGTAAATATCGCAGAAGAGTTTGATCCTAAAAAGCAAAAGAATGTACAGAAAGAAACACGCCGCCCAGTACATGTTCGGTTTTGGGATTATAATGATTACAGTACAGCAGTAGGTACAACCGGCCGTGTTGCTCGTATTGTTGCATGGAATAAACATATGGACTTGGCTCTTTTACGTTTGGATGATAAGGAGAGAATTATAGAGAATGTTGCAACTCTCTGGCCAGAAGATATTGGTGGGCCATATCTATTTCAACAGACTTGGGCAGTTGGTAGCGGCATGGGAAACCCGCCCTATCCAACAGAAGGTCTGTTAAGTGGTATCAGTGGTAAGGATGCAAAAGGTCGATCTTTGTATCTATCGAGTGCTCCTATTATCTTTGGTAACAGTGGCGGTTCTTTATGGGCGCATAGTAAATCTAGAGATAGGTATGAAATGATCGGCGTTCCTTCAATGGTTAGCGGTTATGGTTACGGCAACATTGCGACTCATCTTGCATGGTCTAGGCCTATTTCAGAAATTCGTGAGTTTTTAAGAGAAAATGATTACGGGTTTGTCGTTGGAGATGAGGATAAGCCAAAACCTAAGAAAAAAGAGCCTAAAGATGAAAAAAAGGATTGACAATCCCCTAATTTTATGATACTATATAGCTATACAATTTGATGATACGAATTGAAAACTGCACTGGACCGGGGGGCAGTACCCCGCGCCTCCACCAAAAGGAGATTATGGTGATTAGATATTTGATAGGGGATTCGGATGAAGAACCCCTTAGTACGAGAGGTAAGTAAGTGGATGTTTAAAGCATATATCGGTTGGAGTATATGTGCTGACATAACCTTACTTGCTGGTATAATTTATCTAGTCTTCTTTTGATGGGGGCGAAATAGGATCGACAGGCTGGAATAGATGAGAGTAGAATTGTCGGGTGACTGCGTAATTGGTCAAACAACTAAATGCAAATGATAATTTTGCAATTGAGGATTATGCACTAGCTGCATAATCGCTCGGGGTTCGGTGGGTTCCTTGCAACAGAATACCCACCATTTTATTGAAAAGGAAAATGTTATGAAAAAATTAATTTTAACTACAACCGTTGCAATTGCACTTTTAGCAACAGCAGCATGTTCGCCGGGTCAAATAGCTGCTAATAAAAATGGCGTGGGTGAATACGTCTGGGTTGGCTGCCACCTAATTACAGAGATGCCAAAAGAAGGCTCTTATGCGTTTTCTCCTCTTGGCGACCTAGAGGTAGGCGATAATTTCTACTTTAAGCAAGTAAGTAATCATGATACGGTTGGCCCAGTACCGGCGCCGTACCCTGATAATGGTACGCTTGGCTCACTTGGCCCAGTGACCACCGGCAAACCTTGTAAATAGTAAGATTTTGTGATGGGTTTGGCAGTTCCCTGTATATGTTAAATAAACACCTCAGAGATGTTAACGAA